CTTATGAAGTTTATCGATCATCACCACTACCATGAATCTTATCTCGCCGCCGGCTAGCTAATTTTTCAAGTTAGTTTTTAATATATCTTTGCCAAAAGCGATTAAAAATAGTATAATTAAGACAGTACATTTTGAAGAATTGAATGTAAAACAATCTACTCAGAGAGCTGAGCGATTAGCAAAATATTAATATTTGCGTCGCTCAGTTTTTTTATTTTGTAGCGACAAGATAAGGAGAAGAGATGGATATTTTTAAAGGTATTGGTGACTTTTTTGGTGGACTTTTTGGCCAAAAGAAAAAGCGAGAAGATGAACAACAACAACCACAGCAACAACAATCTGCGGTGAGTTTTAACAGCACACCCAAACTGGGAGATAATTTTGCAAATAATGCAAGCAACCCCACCCAACCACAACAACCAAAAGAATTTGCGAAAAGTTCGGTGGATTTAAACCCTGTAAAACCGGTGCAACCCGTTCAACCACAAGTGAATCGAGACCAAGAACGCCAACAGTTGGCTAATCAGTATCGGCAAGAAGAAACAGACCGCTACAACCAAGGTTCAGACCATGCGGCCAACTTTTTGAATGATATTTTTAGTGGTGGCAAAACAGCCCAAATGCGAGAGAATACAATCAACCAGAACATCCAAAACCGAGTGAACGCTGAAATGCTCCGAAAATATGGACCAGATGACCAGCAAGTGAAACAAAACATTGCACAAACTAGCCAAGATATTAACAACAAAGCGACATCAGTGAATGACTTCACGAAAAACTATAACAATACCGTACAACAAACGGTTGCTTCGCCAGTATCCGTAGCGAAAGGTGCCGCGAACAGCGTGGTGGAAACGATGCCGAAAGTATCGGGAGCGGTAACTGAGCTTGGCGCTAACACAATTAAATTATTTGATGAAGATAACCAATTTGCGAACAATTTGATCAACCGCGTGCGAGCAGACCGTGAAAAGAACATTGTGCGAAAAACGCTCAACAGCGCAACAGGCTTGACTGATCAAGATAATAAAATGGCATATGGATTGGGTAGTTCCGGAACAAGAATGGCGATTGATGCCGCAATGACCCCTGTAACCGGTGGTGTTGCACCAGCTTTAGTGCATGGCGTGGAAGCCCATTCAGAGATGATGGATAGCTTAGACAACATCGAAGCTCGCAAAAAGGCTGAAGCAGCAGCAAAAGGTGAAGCATACACACCAAGTAGCTTTGGTTCTCGCTATTTAGCCGCAACTGCTAACGCTGGAGTGCAAGCCGCAATTGAAAAGCTTGGAATAGATAACGTTACCGGTAAAATTGGTGGCAAATTTGCAAAAAATATGGTTGGACGAGCTATCACGGGTGCATTAGGTGAAGCTGGCGAAGAAGCAGCACAACAATATGCTGAAAACTTCACCAAAAAGCTTTTCGACAACAAGCAGAATATCCACGAAGGTGTAGCTGAAAGCGCTTTGATGGGTGGAATTATGGGTGGAGCTGGTAAAATGGCCTTTGGTGGAATGGACTCGGTGAAAAACCCATATAAAAGCAGTGATATGGCAGATGGCGAAGTGAGTATCTCGAAACTTCACCCAGACCAAATGGGCTACAATAAGGATGCGGTTTTAGGTAACACCAAAAGAAACACCTATTATGACCCTAAATCGTTGTATGAGGCAGAAAGAAATGCAACAATTCCAGCGCGTGAAAAAATCACTCTCGCAGATGCAGAGAGACAAAACCAAGGCGGAGACTTGCAATATACCCCAAGGAGAGAAACAAATATTGGCCGCCTAGATAGCGACCAGTTAGGCTTTACTAAAGATGAGTTGGTTGGTAAATTTACAGGCGACACTCGCAAACGAATGAGTGAGCGTAGTTTTAACATGCTTCAAGATTTACGGACGAACAATCCGTATGTGACAAGTGATGGTAGTGAAATTAGCTTAACTAACAAAGGGAATAAAAAGATATCTAGTTATACTACTGGAACAGGCACAGATGCTGAATTTATCGCCAAGCAACGATTAGTGCCAAGAATAAAGGATGTAATTGAGAACTCACAATATTCACACAGTGCTGATGATTCTAAAGCTCATGGTATCGCACCAGATGGCTTTGATTACCGAAATATAAGATCTCGATATGCTGGTAAAAGCTTTGACAACACTTTAAATATTGCTAAAAATAATGCTCAAAATATAAATTCTCTATACGGAATTACGACAAAAGAAAACACCGGAACTTCCAACTTCAGAGAAAACTCATCCACTGGATCCTATTCCGATGTTTCTGGTGATAGTTTAGCACAAAATGGCAGAAATGTCAATGGTATTACAGACATTAAAAAAGAGCCTCGGTCGGAACAATACGATGATCGTTCCTATATACGGAAGGCTAACTCCGTATTAGATAACCAAGGCTCTGCCTATGGTCCTAATATATCGCAAAACACCCAAGAAGTCAATGATAGCGTAAAATATAGACTCCCAGACAATAATTCTAACCTACCAGAAGTTAACTACACCGAAACCGAAGGAACACCGATCTATCGTGGTCAAGCACAAGCTGGTAGGGGAATTATTAAGAATCAAACTAACTTTGCAGATTCTGGCAACTATGAAAACGGAGCATTCTTCACAGATAATTTAGATACAGCACATAAATATGGTGATAATATTCTTGAAACTCGCAGAAATGACAAAAATACTGTTTCAGTGCAAGAATCAGACAATCTTCAGGCTATGGCTAATAAGCGAATGGATGAGATTATGCGAAACCCTAAGCTATATGATGAGATGGATGAAGATGAGTATGATCTCTTGGAACAAATGGCGCTTGGTCGACCAGAAGCTTTTGCTCAATATACCAAAAAACCTTTTGTAGAAACAGGCGATAAGTTTGGTGAGAGTGGTGAAGTTGTATACTTTAAAGGCGTTGATGATGCTGCTGGGATTATCCGCTTTAAACAAAAAGCTGAAGCGGAGAATTTGGCGAGAGTAGCTAAAGAAAACCTTCAAGCTCGCCACCAAGAGCTCACCGGAGACCAAAGCATTGCTTTCAACGAATGGGCGAATGAATTGGAGCGCCGTGCGCAAGGTTTCTTTGATGAGAAGACTGGTAAAATTACCATTAACGATGGCGACTTAAACACACTCAACCATGAGCTTGGACACAAATTATTAACACGTGCCGATAACCGAGCAGAATTACTTGCAGATATTCGAAACACTGTTGGTGATGAAGCTTTAAACGCAAAATATGGCGAAAATTACGCACAACAAGTTGCTAATATGAATCCTGAAGAGCGTGCAAACCTTTTTGCGGAAGAATATCTAGCAGACGGCTTTAGTGATTACTATAACGGTATTTTAGCTGGTGAAGATAGCCAACGACTTGGTGCAAAATTAGGAATTCCACCAAGAGTGCTTGCAACCTACGACCGAATCGTGGAAGCAATCAAGGGTATTTTGGGATTGCAGCAAGACACTTTGAAACAATTCTATGCACAAGCTGAAACTGGTAAATTTGCACAGAATTACAAGCAAAATACATCAGTGTATAACGAAAGCCCAGCTTTCAAGATTGCTCAAGATTCGAAAGGTGATTTACCGGAAACAGGCCAAAAAACCCGCAAATTCGCTGAAACTGTATTAGACACAGACACGCCACCAAAAGACTTTGTGAAATTGATGCATGCTGGTGATGAATCTTTGAAATATACGCCAAAGAAGAACAGCGAAATGTGGAGCAGAGCGACTCAATCTGTACAAGAAAGCCCAGAAAGAGTATTCAATGAGCTAGAAAACCCCCGTGTAGCCAATGATGAAACTATGGCGAAAGGTATTGCACTAGCTAAACACTACCAAGCAATGGGCGATGACCTCAAAGCAAGCGAACTCTATGTTGAGCTTGCGAAAAAAGCAACAGAAGCTGGGCGAACCGTGCAAGCTTTGAACTTAATGCGAAGAACAACACCAGAAGGCGTGTTGATGAGTACAATGCGTGAAGTTGAAAGCTACAATGACAAGATGAAGAACAAGCCAAACAAGCAAATTAACATCACACCAGAGCAACGAGCAGAATTCTTAGGAAGATTGCGAGAGGCTTATGCAATGCCGGAAGGCAACTAATTATCAGATTGTTAAGGTATGTATTTTTAACGCGGTTTTATTAATCCTCGGAGGTAATTTTATACTTATACAAAAAACTGCCTCGATCGGAATAATAAAATACCCTACGAGATGCGGTTCGTAGGGTATTTAACTATAATAAAAAGCCGCATCTCGTATAATACAAAATGCGTACGTTTTGGCTCAAGAATAATTTCTTGGAGCCACGATCGGGGCTTGAACCCGAGACCTCATCCTTACCATGGAAGTATTGCTGCAAGCATGAGCCTTGCAGTATTTTTGTTTACACAGGAGTACCTACTGCAAGGGGTGCTCCTTTTGTCATTTCAATTGAGGCGTTGCCCATATAGCAAAGTCTCATAGAGATGAGAAAAACTCTACTAATCAATTTAAACCTTAACAATTTGGTAAAAAGTATGAATATAAGATATAAATTTTCACTCTTATTGAACGAAAACCGCAAAAATAGTAAAGATTGAAGATTGCGAGCCAATAGTTTAATGAATAGTGAAAAACTTTCATTAGCTCTGTCGGACTGATAGGTTGCCCACCTTTACTATCGGTCTAGCTGAGCTAATGAAGAAAGAATTTTATGAAAAATATTAATGAAACCGAGTTTGAAAAAGAGTTTGAAAAAATCAAGAACTCTAAAATTGAACTCAAACCAAAAACACAAAAAGGAGAAAATAAAATGAAAAATATTAAGAAATTTAACTACAAGAAATTAATCGAAACAACTAAAACAATTGTAATTTATACTGCTGTAATCGCAGGTTTAGCCTTCTACTTTGGCATGAAACAAGGTGAAGCTAATACAAAAGTAAATCACGATAAATTAGTTGAGACAATTCGAAATTTAAACCAAAACAAGTAAGTCCAATTATGGCGAATTCGCCACAATTAAAACCAACTCTCGAAGCTGCGATCAAGCAACCAAGCCCAATTCGAACTGTGGAGGTTCGAGTTCAGCCCTCGCCCCAAATTGCGAGTTCACCGGTTGCTGGTCGGTGCGAAGAGTTTCGAGAGATAGTGGAAAAATACCCGTGGAACTCAAAAATTATGCTGGCAATCGCTCGAGCAGAAAGTAACTGCAATCCAAGGTCGGATAACTCCGGATTAAATACTGATGGAACTTACGATTATGGATTATTCCAAATCAATAGCGTTCACGGCTACAGCCGAAGCATTTTAGCAAATCCGGCTAAGAATACCGAGATTGCTTTCAAAATTTGGCAAAGTCAAGGCTACCGAGCATGGTCAGCATATAATAACGGATCTTACTTGAAATTTATGAACTAACCAACAACTAAGGAGATAATATGAAAAAATTAATTAACGGAAGAACTGAAGAAGAGATTTTAAACAATTTTTACGCGCTTGTCGCTGAAAATGAATGGTTCAGCTGGGTCGATGATCCAGAAAATAACGGTTATTATACACAACTAAACGTGGATGAAATATTAACAGATGATTTTGAAGAGTTCGCCCAAGGTTATTACAACCTTGAGTCTGAAACTGAACAATATGAAAATACTCAAGATATGTATAGGAGCGCAGGATTATGAAAAAAGTAGACAAAGTTATAACACTTAAAGGTAATGATTACGCAAAAGTAGCAGATCGTTTGAAAGTTTTTCGTGAAGAAAACCCAAATTCAAAGATTATGACTGAAACACGATCGGTTGACGGAAAAATCACTTTCAAAGCTTATATTTGGAAGAATAAAGATGAGCTAATCGATTTAGTAAAATCTGGTGTAGATAAAGAAACGATAATGATTACGGCAGATTCAAACGGAACGGCACAGAAAGAAATTAGAAATGGTGACAAAGATTTTGAAAAACTTGAGACTGTTGCAGTTGGTCGCGCTCTCGCCCTTCTTGGCTACTTAGCTAGCGGCGAGATTGCCTCTTCTGAAGAAATGGAAGAGTTCGAAGATTTTAAAAAGCAAAAAGTTGCCGACCAATCACAAGAACTCATCGCTAAACTCAAAGCTTCAAAAAATCTCAAAGAGCTTCAAGATAATTTCGTAAAAGGAGTTAACCAATTCAAAGGCAACAACGAAGTAATTGCAGAATTAATCCAAATTAAAGATGAATTGAAAGGTAAATTGAAATAATGAAAATCTTAAACCTTGAACAACGCTCAGATGAATGGTTGCACTTCCGGGAAGGCAAAATTTCCGGAAGTAAAGCCAAGGAGTTCGGCACACCGCGCACAGTTTTAAAATCTGAATGGTTAGAGCTTGCGGAAAAGTTAAAAGTTGAAATTCCTTTGAATCAAAAAGGCCAACCGAAAAATTTAACAATTCAAGAGCTTAAAGACTTGATTGGCGAAGCTGAAGTTGAAAAGAAAGAATGTCAAGTTGAGCTTGGTGACGCGATTTATAAGTTAATCGCTGAACGAATCGCAAAACCAATCAATGAAAACGATTATGCGGATCGCTTAGGAGATCGTAAATACTCCGCCGCCCTTCGTGGTGAAATTCTTGAAGAAGAAGCACGCGAGAAAGTTGCTGAGAAACTTGGCAAAGAAATTATCGAAGGTCGGGTGTGGCAGTCTGACATCAACGAAAATATTATTTGTTCGCCAGATGGTGAGATTGCAAATAAAAAAGGCGAAATCACTGAAGCGGTAGAAATCAAATGTTTAGATAACTGGAAACAAGTTTGTGTTTTTAAAAAACAACCACCGCCGATCGAATATAGACAGCAGATTATTCAATATTTCGCAGTGAACGAGAAACTCGAAAAACTCTATTTTGCAATGTACTCAGACTCGTTTGCTCTTGCACCACAGCTTGAACTCTTAATTTTCGAGCTTAACCGCAAAGACTTCGAGAAAGAAATTCAGCGAGCGATTTATTTTGAACAATCTGCTCTCGCGTTGGTGGAGCAAGAAGTAGAAAAACTATTATTTTAAGAAAGGATTTTATGACTCAAGAAGAACTCAAAAGCATCACAATCACCCCAGAAGAAACCAAAGAAAGCGGTTATTTCGAGTTTGGTGTACATGAAGTAAAGATTGTAAAAACTAAGATTGACAAGCACGACAACAGGCCATATGCTGAAATCTTTGTTGAAAACGATTCAGCCGAAGATCGCGCAAGGCTTTGGTTGCACACTCCAGACACACGCCGAATCTCAATTGATACTGTGCGAAGAATTTTAGTTCATAACCAAGAAGATGAAAATATTAAGCAAAAGGTTCGTGAAAAAATTCAGCAAATTAAAAACTTGGCAGACTTTGCGGTGTTGCTTGAGAAAACAGTTGGCTGCACTGCTTGGTTCAAAATTAGCGAAGATGAAGACCGAACTTACGAGAAAGATGGCAAGGTTAAAAAATCAATAAACCGCCGAATTTATGGTTATAAACCAAAGCTCGAATCACCGAAAGAACAAACCGAAGCTAAAGCTGAAGTTGCTGAACCTGAAACACCTGAAAACTTTGATGAACCAGTAGATTTAAGCGATATTCCATTTTAAGGAGTTGAGATGATTAAGAAAGAAGAACTTTTACACCTCAAAGTTTGTGATTATCTGCGTAAAAACTACCCCGACGTGCTATTTCGCACAGATTTCTCAAGTGGTATGAAAATGACACCAGGCCAAGCAGCGAAACACAAGAAATTTCAGAAATCACGAGCTTGGCCGGATCTGTTTATTGCTTACTCCGATTGTGATGGCTGGGAAATAAAACAGTCTGGTCTATTTCTCGAGCTGAAAGCAGAAGGCACGAAACTTTACAAGAAAAACGGTGAGATGGTTGCGAATAAGCACTACCAAGAGCAAGCAGAGATGCTAAAAAAGTTGCGCTCAAATGGATATATAGCCGAATTCGCCGTTGGTTACGATGAAGCAATTAAAATTATCACAGATTATCTCGGCAAACCAAACCCACAGATAGGCAAATTTTAACAACTAGAAATGAAAGGATAATTATGGAACGACCTGATATTCAGCATTTAATTATGCAAGATCTAAAATTTAAAATGTCGACTTGGCGAATAATTGCAATTACCGCCCTGATACTCTTTTCGGTCACGACTGGATTGTTTATTGGTTCGGATGCTGAACTCAAAAACGCTAAAGCTAAACTAAACACTACAGTTAATTGCCAAAAGTAAATTAAAATCATAAATTCAGCCTTACGAGGGGCAAAAGCCCTGAATGTCTATAAAATTTTTGTATGAGGGGAGGATTAAAACATTTTAATCGTCCCTTGTAGGGCT